GGCAGGTGTTGCACAATTCTTTGGCTATCTTTTCGGCCATGCGTTGCATCACATTATCGGGCTGATCTTCAGGAAAGAATAGATCGGGCGACTGTTCGCAGGGTACACCGCCAGGCGTTTCCAGCACTAATTCCATCAGCCGGTCTTTGGCGTTCTGCGTTTGTCGGTGGTCTTGCACATAATTAGGGTACTCAATGAAAGGGTATTTTATGGCAAAACTGTTGGGCAACTTTGAGTCGGGTTCGGCTGAGTGGTTGGCGTTGCGTGAGGGTGAGGCGGTTGTTACTGGCACTCTTGCTGGCATTGTTTGTGGTTGGTCGCAATGGGAATCACCGTTTACTGCGTGGGCTAAAGCGACCGGCAGGATTCCGAGTGAGGTCAAGCAGTCTTTGGCGATGCGTTTCGGCCAGGTGTTTGAGTCGGGCATAAAGCAGGTTTGGAGTGAGCTGAATCCTGAGTTTGTAATTCATGATGATGTTGGCACTTGGGCGCATGACGATCATGATTGGGCTCGCGCTAACCCGGATGGGTTGCTAACTTACCCTGATGGTTCGATGGGTGTACTCGAGATCAAAACGGCGCGTGTGCCATTTGATGAAGTGCCGTTGAATTACCGGGCGCAGGTTTTGTGGTATTGCTGGGTTATGGGTTTGCGTAAAGCAAAACTGGTGGCCCTTTTCAGCGGCAACGATCTCAAAGAGTTCGATATTGAGTTTGATGATTTTGAGTTTGCTGGGATATTGAGCGCGGTTGAGCGTTGGCGCAAGTGTGTGTTGGATGATGTAAAACCGGAATGGGATGGGTCTGCCAACACTCTCGAAACGGTGAAGTTGCTCAATCCAGGTGTGCAAGATTCGGGCGTTGATTTGGGCGATTTGGGCATAAGTGTACAAAATGCACAATCTGAGTTTGACCTGGCTCAGACTCACCTGAATGAGATGAAGTCGCGCACGCTTGATGCGTTGGGCGATTCTAAGTATGGTTTTGTTGAAGTCAGCGGCGAGCAGTATGTTGTTTGTACTCGCGCGGTAAACCGCAACGGCGTAGTTTCTCTAAGTATCAAGAAAGGTAAAAATGTCTAAAGAAATTTGGGAATCGCAGCTCGAGATCAATCAGATTTTCGATAAGCGCCTGGCTCTCGCCGGCGATCAGGTTACGGCTCTTACTGAGTTGGTTATTGCTCAGGGCAAACTTATTCAGCAGTTGGCTGATGTGGTCAAACCGGCAACACCGGCAGACTGCACCGCGAAACATTGTTTGTGCGACTTGGGTGAGATGTAATGGCATCTTTCAACCTGGCTGATTATGAAACGGTCGAGCAGCGCATCAAGCGTTTCTACACCGATAACCCGAATGGGCGCATCATTACTAAAAACGAAACTACGCCAACCGATAGGGCCGTTTCGACTTGGGTTGTGAAAGCCGAGATTTGGTTGCCGTTTGAGAATCCCGAGCTTGAGAAAGTCAATTTCTCTAAGATGCCTGGCGCATACCTGAAAGCGACCGGTTGGGCTTTTGAGATTGACGGTCAAGGGATGGCTAACAAAACTTCGGCGCTCGAGAATGCTGAAACTAGCGCCATCGGGCGTGCGCTGGCTAATGCCGGCTATTCGGGCAATAAGCGTGCCTCGCGTGAAGAAATGGCTAAGGTCGCCAAACAAACCGACATAACCGACATAACCGACAAGAAACGCGACTGGCTGGGTGAGGCCGACAAACTAGCATTGACTTATGATGTTGATGGTTTACGGTTGCTCTACACCGATGCGGTGGCAGCCAACGCTGGGCCAAAGATTTTAGAGAAAATCAAAGCCTATGGATCAGAAGTTAGCAAACCTTAAAATTCTTTTGGCCTCAATTATTGAGCTGCAAGAGTTGATTGATTACGCGTTTTTTAGTGGCCAGCATCACCTGTTGCCTGGTTTGATTGCTCTACAAAAAGAGAGGCTGGTGCATCTTGATAACACCCGATCAGGTGATTAGCGAGATTCAGCGTTTGACTGGTGAGGCTGCTAAAGCGCCTCAAGCGATTTATGATGCTGAGAAAGTGGTTGCCGATAAGCAGTTGGCTTATGACCGCAAATCGGCCCTCGAGTTTATGAATGCGCAGGGTACGGTCGCGGATCGTGAGAATTTGGCTAAGTTGAATGCGGCTGATGAAAAGTTTGAGTTGGAGTTGGCTAAAGCCGAGCTGAATAGGGTCAAGAATAAGGCGCGGCAGTTGGCTGATGCTGGTGTTTTGACTGCGAGTATTGGTCGCCAGGTGGAGTTGATGTACCGTAACGCTGGCTAATCTTGGATTATGTCTATCAGCAATAGTTGCGGTTTTTGTGGCTCATCTTTTGAGGTGTCGCACAATCAAGAGGTTAGGTTGTGGCGTGAGTGGCGCGAAACTCACCGTTGCGAAACTATTCCTGATGTGACTGAAACGGCGATTATGACTTCGGCCGAAACTTCGACTGAGCGTATCGGGTTTCACATGCGGTCGCTCAACATCGAGTTGCCGGATAAGCCTGGCTGGGATGATGAATGAGGCCGAAAGAGTTTCTGCGGCTGCTTGAGCGCGATAAGCATTGTTTGCATTGTGGTTCGACCGGCGATGATCTGATTCCGCAGCATCGGGCGAATCGTGGGTTTGGTGGCGCTGGTAAAGATTCGCCGTATAACCGGGCATCGAATCTGATTGTGTTGTGTAGCGAGGCAAATTTTCTGATGGAGTTTGATGCCGATTTTGCAGCTCGCGCCAGGATGTTTGGTTGGAAATTGTCGCGGTGGTCTGATCCGAGTGTTACGCCGGTGTTTGATGCGCCTAAGCAGGTGTATGTGATTTTGGGTGATGACTTTTCGCGAATTGAGTTGCATAACTACGGCAAGGGTGTATTGTCGTAGCACTGATAGAATAAAGAAAGCGGCCACAGAGCAACAAGACCCTGTGACCGCATACCGATAACCCAACTATCGGCACTACCTAGCGTACTAGGTTTGCCGGGAAAAGGCAGTAAAAAATGCCACTAATTCGTGGACACCATTCATTCGATGATCAATACGCGCAGATACCAAACGCATGGTTGCGCGATAGAAACCTAAGCCTCGATACCATCGGCTTACTCGCTCAGCTCATGAGTCACACACCTGGTTGGCGAATCAGTCAAGAATCATTAGCGAAAGCAAACAATGTCGGGCGCGACTCGATTCGGCGCATGATCCGCGAGCTGGTAGATGCCGGTTATCTTGCGGTATCCGAAAAGCAAGTTCACAATGAAAAGGGTTATCTGGCCGGGTTCACTTATACAACTAAAGACCCTGAGCCATCGCAGGTTGAGCCTTCGTTGGTTCAACCTTTGTCGGCTGAGCCTATGAAGGCTAACAAGGCGCATAAGAATACTAATAATCAAGAACAACAAGTTAAAGAAAACAATAAGAAAGAAACCGCAACTAAAAAACTTTCTCAATTAGATGAAACCTGGCAACCTAGTGAGAAACTGTTGGCAATGTTTCCGATCAAGTGGCCGCTACTAAAACCCTCTGAAGATACTGAGGCATTTAGGCTCTACCATCGAGCTAAAGGCTCAAAGTTTGTCGATTGGGATTTGGCGTATCAGCAATGGATGAATCGGGCGCAAAAGTGGGCTGCCGAAAAGCAGCCGGCGCAAACCGAGCGCAACATTCTGGGTGATTTCTGATGTATGAGGCCAACGCTGAGAAAATCCTTATTGGCTCAATTCTTTTGAGTCAGGGCGCTTACCTGGATGATTGCAACCTGATCGCGAGCGATTTCACTAATGAGCGCAATCAAAAGATTTTTGCTCTTATGTTGCAGATGCGCCGGGATGGTGAGGGCATCGACACCGTAACGGTTGGGTCGAAGATTCCCGAGCAAACCGTTTATTTGCATGAGGCAACTTATGAAACACCGACTTGGCATAATGCGCCGTTTTATGAGCAACTGATTCATGATCGCAATGCGCGGTGGGCGCTGGTGCAGGTGGGCCATGAGCTGCAGTCTGCCGGTAACGCGGTCGATTCGGATGTTGATGTGGCTCTTGATAAAGCCGGTGATCGTATTGAGCAGGTTACGGTTGGCAGGTTGCGGTCTGAGGTCGAGTTTGTTAGTGACCTGGTGTTGCCATCGGTCAAACACCTGGATAGTGAGCCTGATTATTTTGCATCTGATTGGGCGTTGCTCAATAGTTTCATTGGCGGTTTCAGGCCAGGTGCGCTGTACATCATTGGCGCGAGGCCAGCGGTGGGTAAGTCGGTTGTTGCCGTAAACATGGCTTTTGGGTTGGCTAAGCATGGCGCAGTTTCGTTTCATTCGCTTGAGATGAGCAAACGCGAGATCATGAATCGCCTATTTGCCAGCGTGTGCAATGTGAGCATGGATCACCTCGAGAATCGTAAACTCACGCAGGTGGATTGGCAGCGCATCGCTGAGAGTCGAGAAAAGGTTGGGCGGCCTATCGCCATCGCAGATAAGTCAGGGCAGACTCTGGCTGAGGTGCGAGCGTTCGCCAGGCAGGTTGGGCGCAAACAAAAGCTGGTGGCTATCGTTGTGGACTATTTGCAGCTCATGCAGGATACTGAGCGCGGTCGCAGCCGTTATGAATCGGTTACGGCTATTAGCAACGGTCTGAAGATTATGGCGCGCGATCTTGATGTGCCTGTAATCGCATTGGCTCAGCTCAACCGGCAGATCGAGGGCCGAAAAGATACCTCGCCGGGCTTGAGCGATTTGCGCGACTCTGGCGCTATCGAGCAGGATGCCGATGTTGTGATTCTGCTAAACCGCGAGCAATCCGAAACCGATGGCAAGGATGAGAAAAGCAAGATGGTGTTGCACATCGCCAAAAATAGGCATGGCAAGACTGGGCATCTGGCTCTCAGGTTCGATGGGTTGTTTGCGAGAGTCACAGAAAGCCGATAATGTTGGGCCGATGGAAGAAAATCAGGTTCAATGCCGCAAGTGCGGCTTTATTTGGGTTGTTGTGCCTAAGAAAAAACACCTGGCTCAATACTGTGCCAGTTGCCGGGCTAAACCAGCAAAGATGGTGAAATACAATGGCGAGATTTGTGTACCGTTTCATGGCAAATTTGACCGCTTTGATCGGCCCATTGTTGATGGCGTTCTTTTCATGCCTGGTGATCGTGTTTGTGGTCATTCCGATTGTGTTGCTCAGGCTCACATTGTCGGTGGCAATAAATAGAATCAGAAATAATCTAACGAAAAGGTGAATCATGGCTAAAAATCTATTAGTAACAATTACGGGCTACGCTGGCGAGGTCAAAGAATCAAAGGCTGGGCAGTATGTGGTCATCCCTGTACCGGTGAATCGCAAGAATGATGCCGGCGAGTGGGAAACTATCGAAAAGCATTACTTCAATGTTGCGCTCGATGACTTGGGCCTGGTGAAAGATAATCTTTACAAAATCACCGGCGAGCTGAAGATCAGCAAATGGAAAAACGATGCTGGCGAAACTCAGGTTTCTTTCTGGGTTACTAAAGCAACCGCTGAGCGACTAGCGAAAGCCGGCAACCCTAGCGCAACTAACGGCGCTGATCTACTTTCTGGCTTTGGCGCGACACCGTTCTAATGGTCAAGATAACGGTTTTACTTTTCTTCATCGCCAACTCAATTTTTATGTGGTTGTCGGTGGATAATGATGCGTTGCCTATCCCGGTGAGGTTCTTGGCGTTTTTGTTGTTGGCGCTGAACATTTTTACTGCTGCAGGTTTTCTGGCTAAGGCTCGATGATGGTTGAGGTTGTTGGGTCGGGCCGTTCACATGCGGTGTTGTTTGTGGATGGCCGGCCAGCGCCTCAAGGTTCTAAAAACGCTTTTGTGATTGGTAAGCGAGCTGTAATGGTTGAGGCGAGTAAGCATCTACCAGCGTGGCGCAACGACATTATTTTGGCGGTCAGGAAATTGTTTGCCGATTCTGAGGATGTGTCGAAGTTTGTTGAGCCGGTGAAACTCAAGGTGACTTTCTACATCGAGCGACCTAAGCAGCCAAAGTGGAAAGTTTATCCAGCCGGAAAGCCGGATTTAGATCACTACATACGCGGATGTGCTGATGCACTGGTTATTGGCGGTTTGATCCAGGATGATGCCCTGATTGTGAAGATTCTGGCTGAAAAGGTCTGGTGCGGCCCTGAAACTAAGCCCGAGCCGGGCGCAACTATCGAATTGTGGCGTTTGTAACGGTTTGATAACGGCCTGAATTTAGGGCGTGTAAATGTTTGACTCGATGCCGTTTCAGGCATAATCTGGGGATTGTCGGTATAGGGCCGGCAGAAAGATAGGAATAATGAAACTCACCGATGTACTAATGATTGTGGGCATGACCGTTGTTATGGGTCTGGCTCTTTGGTTGGGCGATAACGGATTTGCGCCGGTGGTTGGCGCGATTGGCCTAATCGGTATTGGCGTATTTCTTTTCGCAGCTCAGATTCACTCAATGCGATCATCGAGAGCTAAGAGAAACCGCTAATGGCCACCGAAACAAAATTTACTTATGAGCAAGTGTCGCTCGCAGTTCGCGAGGCATCTAACACCGCCTATGAGATGGGCCAGTTGGAGTGCGAGCAGCGCATTATCAAGTTTCTTGAGTCGATGCAGTTGCACCCGGCTAAACCTGGACTCGATCTAATCATTGAGCGTTTGCGCGGTGGTTTGAAGTGATTGATCTAACGAAACCTGATGTGCGCCAGGCTTACCTTTTGGGTATTGAGGCTGGCAAGATGAATTACGCTCAAGAGCTTGATCGTGTTGCGGTTGTGACTGAAACTCGCATTGTGCGCCAGTTGGACATGTTTCGCCGCGAGTGTAATGCTCGGCGGTCTACGGCGCGTGGGCGTGTGGTTGCTCAATGTATTGCGCTTATCAAGGGTGAGGAGTTTGTGGATGATTGATCCGCATGGTGAGCCGGTTCGCGAGAATTATCGACGGCAGGGTGAGGTGCGAGAGCGTGAGCGCATTGCCGCTGAGATTGAGCGTCAGATTTGTTTTGATGCTCTAGCCGATAATGATGGGCGTTGCTCAAATCATGGTGGCAAGTGCTACGAGTTGCGCCAGTTGATTACAAGATTGCAGGGCCAAAAACCTGATCCAACAGTTGAATTGAAACTTTGGATGGCTAAGCAAACTAATCTCAAAGAGGCAGCGCGCTGGCAGGAGTTTGGCGAAAAGGTCGAGCGTGAGCGCATCATAAAACTGCTCGAAGATTCTTTGTATCCACTTGAGTACGGTCGTTGGCAGGGCGATGAGTTGCTAGATGAAGTTTTTAGACTAATCAAGGGCGAAGAATGACTACATTTGCGCTGTTTGATGTTGCAAACAAAACAAAAACTTTTGCAAGTTATTCGGTAAGCCCGATCTCGAGCAAGATAGGTAAAGAGTTTGTTATTGAGCATCACTACTCTCATGGCATCCACAACGGCCCTATGTGCTTTGGCTTATTTGATGCAGAGGTTTTGGTTGGCGTTTGTGCATTTGCCACGCCATCGAGTGAGAATGTAAGAGCCAGCATTTTCGGCCCTGATTACAAAAAAGGCGTAACCGAATTGCATCGCCTGGTATTACTTGATGAAGTGCCTAAAAACGCTGAATCGTTTTTTATTGTGCGAGCTTTGAAAGCCTTGAAAGAGCAGCGGCCGTATTACAACGCGGTTATCAGTTTCGCTGATGCGACTCAGAATCATCTGGGCATCATCTATCAGGCTACAAATGCCCTTTATTGTGGCACTTCATCGCCAGCCGTTTTCTTTCTTGATGAAACCGGTCGCTTACGCCATCCGCGACAAAATGGCGTGAACATTACGGCGACTGAGGCGAAGTCACGCGGCTGGATTCCGACTAAGCGCGAGGGTAAGCATCGTTATGTTTATTTGCTGCCTGATAACAAAACTCATCTCAAAGAGTTGAGAAAACTTTTTAAACTAAAAATAATGCCGTATCCAAAAGGAGTATAAAAATGGGAATGTCTAGTAACTTCATCGCTTGGCCAACGCACCGCAGGAAAGCGGCCGTTCGCCGCCGTCTGCGCCGTTCACGCCGTAAAGGGTTCGGCAATGCTTGAGCCGCACATGAGCCGCGATCTCGATCCGGCATGGTTTCAGCCAGCCGCTAATCAAAATGAGTACACTCAGGGTTTCTATAAGGGCCGCGACCATGAGCGCAAACGCATCATCGCCATTTTGAAAGATTGGGATTTGAATCTGCGCTGGGATTGGGCAGACATTTACCGAATGATTGATGAGGGCATGGATTACCGCCAACTTACGATGTCGCCGGCGTTGCTCGAGGATTACAAAGTTAGAGCTGCACAGATTGAGCGCGAGAAACTTTACGATGCGGTGAAAGCCTATTTTGATAGCATCGCACCGGCTCATGATGCTGAGGGCGGTCACGCTCATGCCGCGATCGAGAGCGCCGTTATGGGTCTACTCAAGGGCAGGGATAACTGATGGATGTATTTCTATGGGGTTTGGCGCTGATAGCGGTATGCACTTTCATTGTGGCTTACATGAGGCAAAGGGATGAAGAATGACCTGGATTCGCTCAGATCGTGAGATGGTAACTCGAGCCTATGAGCTGGTGAAAGATAACAACCTGGTGTGGTCTGATGACTTTGAGGCCATCCGGCAGGATTTGGCTCAGGTTCTCAAGCATGAGTCGCGCCAAACTCACCCGATGCCAACGGTTGTGGTTTTGGCTAAGACTCTGGCAGACTTAGAGCCGTTGAAAGGGTAACGATGCTTGATGGATTACAACCGCCTAAGAGGGTTTTTAGTTGCCGGGTTCGCTCGGTGTTGGAAACGCTAGAGGCGAAAGATAAAAAGATTTTCGAGGTTGCCATTCAGTCGTTTGATTTGTGGCCGGCTCGCACTCTGAGCAATGCGCTGAAGCAGCGAGGCTTGATGGTTTCAGATTCAGCGATTAGCAATCACCGTAAAGGTGCATGCTCATGTGGGAAGATTAACTAATGCTTGATGATCTGCAGCCAGCACCGAAAATTGATGCGCCTAAAGATTGGCGACCGGCCCTCGAGTTCGATGGCACTAACGGTACGGCTACGCTGCCGGCCATCCCCGATGATCAGTTGCCAAACTTTGATGAGTTTCTGAAAGAGCAGGGCTTTTCACCTGATGAGTATGAAGTAATCGGCACGCCTCGCACATCTCGGTGGCAGGTCGCGCGACCGTTTCCATTAGAGCCTCAATGGTTATCTTCGTGGCGTTTTCACTTTCGTAAGCGCATCGGGTCTGTGCCTGATCTGCCAACGCTGTATGCCAACGCTAAAAAAACAAGAAAGCCAGCAACTAAGCAAACCGATTCGGGCAAAGTATTTATTGCGTGCCTGGCAGATTTTCAGGTTGGCAAAGTCGATTATCGTGGCAACACCGAAAGCCTGGTGCAGCGCATCTTGGAATCTTACGATCGCATCGAGGCCCAACTAAAAGCCGGCAAGTATCAGCACATTTACGCGCTGGACTTGGGCGACATCATCGAGGGCATCGTCGGCGCGACCGCCGATCTCGGCGTCAGCGGACAGCCGTCCCAGCAGCTTTACCGAATCCGGCCGAATCGTTCCGAAGCGCCTTGCCACGTGGCCGAGACACGTTACGGCAAGGCCGCGAATCGCCACTGACCGACTCTCCGCAAGCGACACACACCACGACTCGATCCATTCGGCGTACCTTATTTGACTCGATTTCCGAATGACCTAATTGCGGGTGTCTTTTCAGTGATGTGTCCGTACGAAGACCGGTGCCGGGACCCAGCGGGGTGACTTCGTGGCGCGGGCCACCTATAAGCTAGGCACCGTGGAGCGAGTTGTCGGGATTGACTCCGAGGATGGTTACTTTCTCGAAGGTCTCGTGATCGAGGCTGATCGCGAGTTACCCGTCGTTGTCTGGGTTCACGGCGTCTACGGCGCGTTCTATGCGCCACCGGGCCTGAGCGTCGCGCGCGAGCTTTCGCGGCGCGGCGTAACCACCGTCCTCGGCAACAATCGCGGGCACAACATGGGAGCATGGTTGCGGCGGCGCGACGGCAGCGTTCTCCGGGGGGGCGGGGCGTGGGAGCGGTTCTCCGAAGTCCGGCATGACCTGGCTGCCTGGGTACGTTTCGCATCCGACGGAGCACGTTCTGTCGTTCTCGCTGGGCACAGTCTCGGGGCGCGCAAGGTCGCCGCATACGTCGCTCAGGTGGCAGACCCGACCGTGACTGGCGTGGTGCTCCTGTCGCCGAACGCCGCAGCGCCCGCAGATGACGATCCACACCGCGAGAGAGCGCTTCAGCTCATTGCCGAGGGCAAAGCAGATGCGCTGGCTGTTCACGAGCCAGGATTCGCGATCAGTGCCGCCACCTACGTCGAACGTACCGATCCCGCTTTGGGGATTAGCACCGCTTTCTCTTATCCCGGCGGCGAACCGGCAATCGCTCAGATTCGAGTACCGATTCTGATCGTTCTCGGCGAGCTAGAGCGGCCGACGTGGGATGACGCCGCAGACGAGCTTTCTCGTCTAGCAACCTCTGCGGCCGGTTCACCAGCGGTCGAAACGGTCGTCGCCACGCGAGCTAACCACATGTACGCGGACGCAGCCGACGTCGTCGCCGAAGCTATCACCGAGTGGCTGTGCAAACTGCCTCGCGTCAAGTGACGACGAATTGGCGCGCCCCGTTACCGCCCTGTTCCAACGCGTTGTCTCCGGCTCTCGTTACAACAATTCGTCCTAAAGCCGACAACGGCACCAGCGTCTGAGACTGTCGCACGGCCTCGCGGGGCGGCGCCCGCCCGCTGATCCTGTGGCGAGTCGGGGGTTGGCCCCGAGGCTCGTCGCGTCCGAGCGGGGTTTGCTCGGACGCGATGAGTGGGCCTTCCCCCGAGGTCAGTGGGTGGGCGCCGCCGCT